ATACAATTCACCTCGAGGGACAAAGTTAAACTTATATATTTCAAAAAAGCGGTCATTACTCATTTGAAAGAAATCTAACGCCAATTTGAATTTTGAGTACCCTTTGTATGTACCGTATTTTTTAACCAAATATACCCCACGATCATCATCTGCCTTGATTTTATCTTTTTGATTGTCATTCATTTTTTTACTGGCTTCTGATTCTGAAACATTCTCAACGGACATGATCCATATTTTTTCCAAGCAAGCCTTCATGACTTCTTCATCGTTCGAATTCATACCATGAAAAGCAATCCGTCCTATTTCTTTTAACATTTATTTCATCCCCCTGCTTCCATCGCATCCCTGACTAACGGATCGCTGATAATAATCTTGTACTTCATCTGCTCGTGCTGCAGCTGTTCTTGTAACTGCTCAATCTGTTTCTGTTGGTCCACAATTGTATAGGATAGCCAACTTAGGCCTGCAATCGTTAGCAGTATTGATACAACAGCCAGTACCGTAAAATGATTAACTTTCATTGGATTGATCCAACAGTTCTGGATTCTCGTAGATGTTGCCTAAAATAGTTATATCGCTAGATGTTAAATTAAAATTGTGCAAGAATATTTCTTCTAAATCTTCCGCATCAGGTAAACTCATGGAAACAGAAATACCATCAACTTCACTAGGTATAGGTTTGGGAGTGTCGAAATCATACTTGGCATCTTTGATTATCCATGCTGTTCCTGTTTCGTCTTTATCAACTACTCCAACCATATGATTTTCTTGGTAATAGCCCATAGGCCACTCTTCCCAAAAGATGTCAATGATGTCACCTCTATAAACGTCCTTTTCCTCATCGTCTTCGTGTGAATCTGACATATACCCTTTCAAGCCTGTTGATTGCATGACTTCTATATCATAATCATCTTCATTAAGCATCGTATTAAGAGCATCAATCAGATTAGTTGTGTATTCAATGTGTCCACAAACTTCTTTACCGTAAATCATTTGTTCTAATTCTTTATGCCAACCTCTAAATTTTGGTACCATCTTATCCCTCCTGTTTCACTCCTGATCCCAAGTATCGAAAGCTTCGATATCGTCTCCACCACCCACAGGCTCTCCACCCACTGTATAGTAGGTAACTGTATTTTCTTCATAACAGTTCTCGCAATATCTGGTTTCTTCGTCCTGCTTAATATATGTGTCTCCAGGTTCCAAATCCTTATCACATGCATTGCAGTACATTTCTATTACTTTCGTACCAATGTACTTTCGGAACACATCATTACTTTTACGTTTTAATGAGTTTTCAGCTGCTTCTTTCGATGAATACCAACGTCTTTCTACTTCATGATCTTTGTAGAACGTGGCTACTCCATGTTTAGTTAATTTCATTTTCCTACCTCCGTTCATTTATCGCTGACGATTGCGGAATTAACTTCTTGGCAGGCTATAACGTATTTAACTGCTGGATAAGTGTTCATTTCTGCAATAGCACCCTCTGATGTGACAGCTTCAATTTGCATCGTTCCTACTGATCCATCGTGGGAAACGCATGTTAGTTCAAAGGTTTTCATCACTCTTCCTCCTGTTCCTGCGCCCAATCAAGAAACGCTTGGGCAACCACTATGCAATCTTCTTCAGTGACTTCGTCCATTTCGTCTAACAGAAATGCGATCATCGATAGATGCTCTAATGCATGCAATACTGTTTTAGGTTTAGTGATGTCGTATTGTTTTATAACTTCTTGTAACATTTCCTGCTGATTCTCGTTGAGTTGCGGTTGCCTATTCAGCTTCTCCAAGTCCGCTAATTCGAGTTCAATAAATGAGATTCTCAAATCTTTCTGGCGTTCAACTGCAGGGAAGTTGGTTCCTCTAAGCTCCCAAAGTTTTGCTAATTCCTCTTTTCTAGTGGAAATTAATTTTGATAAACTGGTTGCACTCACGTTCATTCCTCGCTTTCTGCTATTTCGTCGGATAGCTGAATTTTTAACACTCATTTTTCTCGATTGCTTCTTTGATAGTCCGACATGGGAAAGTGTTATAACCGTTCTTGTCATATTTCTTTGTAGAATATTGCGGAACGATATTTCCTTGGTCATTAATAAACACACTAAAATAGTCCGTACCCGAAGGTTTATTGGCTTTTTCAAAATAGTAAACACCGCATATAGGAATTTCTGATACTTTAAATTCATCAGGATTATAACCTTCTGAAATCAACATATGCCTAACAGCGTGAATATGCGTTTGCTCTAAACTGGCTGGAAAAGCCAGTATGTTTTCATGAGTCAATGCTTTGCCTTCAAAGTACATGTAGTTATCTATATACTCATTAAATGACTTTTTCATTAATTCACCTCTTTAAAATGGATAGCTGCCTCACACATCATACTCACCAATTATTTGTTCATCAGTTGTCCCAATCAATCCCCAAGCTTTCGCCTGCATTTCATAACGATATTTGTTGTCATATAAATATGCCAATCTACTTTGGGCTGCCTTTGTCAGCTCTGGAATATCCAACCCCAGCGATTTCGCCTTGATTAGTTCACTAGAAATTTCGTTAATCTCGTCTTTATGTGACTGGATAATGTCCATAATGTTGTCTTTGTTAAGCACTGCTACATCCTCCTTCAGTTGGTTATTTTGGTGGATAGTGGACTAAGCCTGTGTAATTACAGACCACATATCCTTGACTCTCAAAGCACAAACGCTATAGTAATATCCACCATTTCCATCGTTAGCTTCACACTCTGCTTTAGCAATCTCATTTTGATTGTGATAGATAATTACATCTGCATAGGAATCATGACCGTCACCGTTGAAAATATCTTGTCCTTTGTCGTGAATTTGTATATCTGTAATAACGGCATCTAATTTCACATCTGTAAACGATCCGCCAGCCCAAGCGCAACAATCCTGTTCCGAGCATTCAATTGTAATTTCTGTCCCATCTTCCAAAACTAATTTATCGGAATCCCAACTCACAATTTTTTTAAAAACAATTTGTTTCTTTAGTTCTTCTAAAGTATGATATTCAATCATTATCTTTTCCCCTTTTCTTAGTTGTGTATTTCTGTCGATAACTTACTTTAGTTTCACGTCGTCTTCATTTTTTGGAGAGTATTCATACATTTCAAAATCATATTCTCCCCAGTTTTTTTATTCATACATGTCGTCTTCGAATTCATAACCGCCGTCAACAAGTTGCTGATACATAGCTTGCTTTAGTTTTTTATCATCGTTTGTCATGCATAAGATTTCGCCTGCGTCCATATCTACAAGAACTTTTACTGCCTTCATTTTCTGTTTTCCTCCAATTCCGTTATCTCTTCCGATTCTTAACTAACAAATTTTTGATGCGACAACTTGAGTTCCTCGTCGCCTATCATCGAATATTTCAACGTAGTATCAATTGATTCATGGCCTAAGAAGTTCATCACCAATTCGATTGGCATCCCGTGTCTTCTTGCCAAGGTCGCTGCAGTCCGTCTGAATCTGTGAGGATGGACATTTGCCACACCTGCTCGATTGCCCAAACGCTTTACTAGCTTCTGAACTCCTGCTGATGTCATTTCCTTGCCCACTGTTTGCCCAAAGAATAATGGTCCAGTGATATGTGGCACGTCTTTCAGATAGTGGTTCAATGCCATCTTCGCTTTCGCATTCAGGTATAGTGTTCGCTGTTTATTGCCTTTCCCTATAACAGTGATAGAATCATTTTCTTGATCGTAGTCACGGAAGTTTAGTGATACTAATTCTGAAACCCGACATCCAGTACTGAGTAACAATTCGATTACTAGAGCTTCTTTGGAATTTGCTGAGACCGATCGCAACTTTTCAACTTCTAACTCGCTGAGTTCCTGTTTTCTTCGCTTTGGCACTTTGATATTCTCTACTCTTGCCCCAGGATCTTTTGAAATATATTCTTCATTGCATAACCACTTGAAGAATCGAACAATACAACCTCGTTCTCTTGCGAGCGTGCCTTTACTGACCCTATCGATCATTTCCCTGTTTGCAATAAACAAGCGAATGTCGTTCGTAGTAACATCGCTGAATGGCTTCCTAACACTTCTCATAAAGAGATTGATTGTCTGCATGTAAAGATTCAAAGTTCCGCTTGAAAGTCCCTGTATCTTCTTAGAAACGAAGAATTGCTTATATGCTGCAATATCAGAAGTTTCATCGTAAATTACAACTTCATTTTTCTGCTCAACGATCAAATAATTCGCACATTCTACCGTTAGAACATCTTTTAGCTTTTTCAATTGATCTCCGCTTAACTGGTCCTGAAGTTCAAGTAATGTCCTATTGATCAATTTTTCTTGCAAGTAAAGACCACCTCGCTTCTAGCAGACTTCGTGGATCTTCTTAAGACTTACTACAGTCACATCGTTAAGATTTCGTTGTATTTCATCATCTTTTTCTTCAATACAGCTGAGGATCCTTACTCGTGCTGAATTCTTATAGATTCGACTTACTTGCGCTCTTATCTGACCTGAAAAAGGGCTTCCCGGAGTGCAAATGTAGCTTTCACCAACTTTTACAGATCCTTTTTCTTGAACATTTGCTGATTCATATTCTCCAAAATCTTCGAATGGCGCTTTAATGCTTCTGCTTCTCATTGATGGTCCCTCCTAAAGTGGATTAATTGCAATTTCTGTTCTTGGATTTAAGCTATATACTTTCCGGCAGATATTGACAGCGATTTGGCCATCGTCTTTATACAAAATGCCGTTGACCGCATCCGTCACTGCTTTGAAATAGTTATCGATATCTGGTTTCTTATCGCAATACATAGTCTCTTCTTCTAGCAAAGTCCTGTTTTTCTTCACTTTCAAGATATAGGCTGGTGGATATACGAAGAAACAAATATCAATCATCACAGGGCCTTTCTCAATTAGCAGCGGCTTTGTAGCCATAGCATGATACTTAACCGCATTTTTATATGCTTTCATCGCTGATTCCTCATAGGGAGTCTTACGATGCTTGGTGAACCTCGGCCTTGATTGAGGTTTTGGTGTGATCGGTATGACGATTTTCAAGCCATCTGCTCCTTTCAGTGCTTCGTTTTGTTTAGATATGCTGCTAGTTTCGCATCAAGCTCTGCTTGACGCTCAGGTGATAACTGTTCTTCCCCCTGTTCGTTTACAGCCCAATCAGGTAGTTTTTCCTCACGTAGTGGCTTTTGATTATAGCCTTGTTTCTTAGCGCCTCTAGTTCGTTGATAATCCCTTGCTTGATCGATCGTTTTAACGTTAGCATCTGCCCATTCCTGTAAAGAAGCTGTTAAAAAGCTAATAGCCCGGTTCTTAGGAACATCTTTACTACCAGCAAGTTTAATAGCAGCCTCTACAAGTTCATCGCCATAGATATCCACCAGATTAAGCAGATCTTCGACCTGTACAACATTTGGAAAGAGCCATAATTTTTGGAAAGTTTCAAGGGACGCATTCTCGCTCGCAGTAGCATCTTCTTTTATTTCCTTTTCTTTACTTTCCTTTACTTTACTTTGTTGATTATTCCCCTGATTAACTGAGTTATTCCGCCCATTAATCGAGATATTCGACCGATTAACCTCATTTGTCAGCAAATACTTAAATTCAAGCTCAACTTTCTTACGTTCCTTAGTGGCTAGAATGTATCTGTTTTGAATTCCTTTAGAAGTTAATACGGAGTATTTATCAAAAATATCTTTATCAAAGAATTTTACTTGCACGGCTTTTCTAACCAGTTCTTCAACTGTGCCCTCCTTCGTACCAACTTCGTCAGCCACTAAGAACGCAAGGTCGTCATCCCACAAAACGTAATACCCCTCATCACGATAAATATTAGCCAGCAGGGCGACCAGAATATGAACGGCTTCTTTACCGCATGCTTTAATAATTCTTCGAACTTTTAAATCTGATAAAAAATCGACATCCAGAGGAAAATAATCAAGACCTTTCTTCGTTGGTCTTGCCACGCTTATTCCTCCTAATCAGAGGGAGTTTAACTCCCTCACTCTTTTAGTATTCGACTTCTGGAAAAGGGACTTCGCCTTCAAAGGGGTCACCTTGTATTGCAGCGTGTGGTTGATAGGTATCAAATAACGCTTCTTGTTTTGATTCTTGTTTTGGTTCTTCTTTCGGCATCTGGTTTTTAAGCAAGGTCAGAAATCTTTTCGCTTGATCTTCGGTAAACTTTTTATACATGTTTGCTTTGTACTTCATTAATAGGTCATCTTTACTTGTTTCTAATGCTTGAGACACAACCTCAATCATTAATTCAATTTCGGCAATCTGATCCGGAGAGGCTACTTTATTGTTCTTATTCTGCTCATCAACAACTGTTGATTTATCATTTGTATTTAGCACTAATCTAGCCGCTTGTTTCATAGATTCATCTTTGGCATTCTTAGATAACCACTCTACATATGAACGATCATCTTTAGCAATTTCACCAAGAGTTCTTCCTTTATTTTTTCCGAAAGTAACTTTAAGAGCAGAAGCATCACTATTATTCATAGTTTCTAACTTTTCCTTGTTAAGTAAATCCTTCATGTCCTCTACATCTTGAGTAAATACATTAGAGAGCGATCCCACTGTCAATGCTGCATCAACTTGTGCTCGTTTTTTCGCCATTTTTAGCACAGTATTCACCAGTGTATATGGATCTTGATAATCTCCTGTCCAAACTTTCTTACGCTCACTTTCGCTCCATTCGTTCTGTCTATATCTGGATTCTTTAGTATTAGCACTTCCAAATCCTTCTGTAATAAGTTGTCCATTCTTTAATAGAGAAGATTTAACGGTGTAAGCGAAGAATCCGTTGGTGTAATCTTCGACTTTATCAACGATTTCATATTCACTTGTTAGACCCATGAGCATCAAAATCTTTTCTGCACCTGGTTTCAATAGAGTTGGTTTGTTAGTTCCCGGTATAGTACCGTAGTCTTGCTCTGGACGTAATGTTTTCTGAACAACTACTTGAAAATTATCAATTGCTTGTAATTGTTGAGATACTTGCTCGATGTTAGCGCTCATTACCAAATCCATAGCGCTATTTTGTATAGCCAAATCGTTAGACATATTACTTAGCCACCTTTCTGAAAGAAATATCATTTTGCTTCATAAACTCATTCATTGATGCTAAAGCCTCATATGTTCCGGTAACCTCCAAAACGAAAGTCAATATTTCCGGCTCAAATTGCTCCTGAACTTTTATGACTTCACCTGTTTCCATATCGATCGTAGTATCATTTACTTTAGAAAACTGTTCTTTTGCTAGCTTAGACATTGCTGAATCATATTCTTCTTTTGCAATTCTTTGTCGTTCTTTTTCTTCAAGGTCAAGTCGTTTTTGCTCAACTGATTGTTTGATCTTCTCAATAACATCAGCTGTTGTAAGACCACGGTCAATAAGATTTTCCCAAGCGTATGGATCCAAGCCAGACAGTTCGGCAAATTCTTTAACCGCTTGTTTACTAGACAAAATTTGCTGTTTTTGGAGATCAATGTAGCCCAATTTATTGTGAATGGCTTCAATTGTCTTTTTAGATGGCTCTCCTTTTTTTGTAAAGGCAGTCGCGTTATACCAACTTTTATCAATTTCAAAATCTTTGAGATCATCATCTGTTAGGTTGTGAGAAACCATCATTTCGGAAATTAATTCTTGAAGCTTTTCTAATCGAATTGCCGTTTGTTTCGATTCGAAAGAATCAATATCTTGCTTGATTCCATCTATCACAAGTGCAAGCTGACTAGTATATTTCTTGATTTTTCGTTCGAATTCCGTCAAGGGTTTTTGAAATTCGCTTTTGACTTTTTTCCGTTCATCATCTAGCATATTTTTAATTTTGTTTAGCTCAGTTCTGGACTGCTTTGCTTCAGCCATATTCTCCTCGCTGAAAACTAACGATCCATAAAAGGCTACTTTTTCATCAACATACTGCTGCAGATTCTCTTCGTTTTGGATTTCTATAGTAGAAGGGTTAAAAATAACTCCTACCTTCATTTCTGTGGTCAATTCGTTTGTTGGCATTGTGTTTTCCCCTTTTCTGTTTTAAAATGGAGACAAAGATATTTTCGTAAGAACTTCTTATGACTTGCTATTGCTTTGGTCGGCTAGCAAGTCTTTTTTCTTTGTCTTGGTAATCTTTAGCAGCTAAATCATAAACAACATTAGCGAAGCCCCATAAGAAAACTAATACAAGTCCTGCTGCAACGTGGATTGCTGTGAAAGCTACTACAAAAAACAAAAGTAAAGTAACGGTCAAAGTGTCTTTAATTGAACGTTTCATAATTACGCCTCCTTATAGTTAAAAGTTCTATTGCGTTCTTCCCATTCCTTAACTTTATGCAGATCATATTGAAGAATCCCGCTAAGTTTTGAAAAAGGAATCGGATCAACATCCCTATGTGTTAATTTAGATAACGTTGGTCTTGAAATACCAAGATAATCAGCGATTTCTTTTGCTTTCTTCCACTCAACCTCTACCGCTTCATTTTTTCTCTCAAGTGGCACAACATTCTTCATTTGAGATATTTTCATAGTGGTTACCCCCTCATATATCTTTTTTTGATCCAGTGAGGCATTCTATCTTTAATAGCCTCTTGGATAGTGACATTCAAAATCTTCAAGATAGAAAAAACGATCGCCATTTCCACAATAATTTCATCCAGAAACTCATCTGTGTAATTTCTAAGTTCAGTTCTTTCAACATCAGTCAGCATTCTCACTTGTGATTCAGCTACGATCCTTTGAACTACTTTCTTCCGTTCCTTTCTTTCGTCTGACTCGATTTCTTGAAATATCTCAAGATCATTCGTTGATTTAACATCTGCCAGCTGGCCATCCATTGATTTAAAAAAACCTAAGTATTGATAACTGATGTCTCCTGTTAATTCATCAGTGGCTTGATACCCATTTTCTTTCATTGCCTCTAAATACTCGATTGCCTTATCAATATTGACGTTGGCTCCATTAAAATGATCACTTACTGTGGCATTTGGTGTGCTTGCATCGATCGCTAATTCTTTCTGTCTCTTTCCCGAAAGAAATAATGATAGTTTTAAGGTCCGACCGATTTTTGCTGCTTTCGGCATGCTTTCACTCCTTTTATTCGTTATTGTTTTTGGCACAAACGGTCAATTGTTGTTTAAAATGAACTTAAGCAACAAGTTCTGGTGTTGAGGCGAACTGCCATTTTTCGTCAATATAGGAATAAATGTCCTGTGCTACTTCATCGGTAGCTAAAAAACGAATAATGATTTCTTCAACACCGCCAGGGTTCATGAACAGTTCGCCTTCAATACCAATTGAAATGCTAAACTTGCGTTTAATCGCAGGAATAATCATTTCGACATAGCGTGGTAGAAATCCCGAATCGACATTTGCTTTGATCATTTGCGGTTTGTCCTTCATTTTCCCACCTCCTCACGTGTCATTTCGCGTAGTTTAGGTTCAAAAAAAAGAGTCCATTCAAAATCTAAAGCATCTGCTATTTTCATAGCTTTTTCGACAGAGGGTCTCCGTCTTCCTTGCTCTATTGATGAATATGTTGTTCTTGGAATGTTTGATAACTGAGCAACTTCATCTTGAGTTAGATTTTTTTCCAAACGCAATTTAGTTAACCAATTTTCCATAAAATGATTCTCCTTTCAATGTGTCGTATTGCGTACTTTTATATTACTACGCATTTTGACACATGTCAACAAATAATTATTCTTTTTGACACATTTTATTTTTTTGTTTTAAAATACGCGCATTGCGTAGTATCATTATTACATATTGAAGCATTGGAGGTGCTTAGATGTTTGGTCACAGACTTATGGATTTAAGAAAACAAAAAAAATTGACCCAAGCTGAAATGGCCGATATTTTGGGAGTCGCACGTACTACATATTCATCATATGAACAAGGTAGACGTACCCCTGATGTTGATATTCAAAATAAAATAGCAGATTATTTTAAGGTCAGCCTTGATTATTTGCACGGTAGAACCGATTCAACGAATACTAAAAATGATCCTAACCTCCTCATTGCAACTCACGTTGATGATGATTTGACTGAAAAACAAAAACAAGAAGTACAAGACTTCATCGAATTTATCAAAATGAGAGACCATAACAAGAAGTAGGTGATGTATTTGAATATTTCTGAACAATTGATGGCTCAGTATGATGAACTAACATACAAGTTTGAAGAAAAAATGCCAGATCACCAAAAAGGCCTTATTATTGGAAAGACAATTTACTTGAAACCTGGACAATCTGCAACTGAGTTAGCTGCCACTATTTCAGAAGAAATTGCTCACTACCTTACCTCAGTTGGTGATATCACAGATTCAAATGATCCTGATCACCGTAAACAAGAAAGACGAGCACGAGATATTGGTGCTGTGATGCTAGTGTCACCTTATGACATCATAGATTGTTTTGAAGCGGGATGTATCTCTATTTGGGAATGTGCTGAACATTTGCAGGTTTCTGAAGTAACGTTTAAGGATGCAGTGAAGTGGTATGCTAGGAAATGGAACGGAATTAAAACAGAAAACAACTACACTCTCCTATTCCAACCGAATGGGACTGTAGCAGTATTAAAATCATTTAATAATTTTTAGGAGATGAAATAATGAAAAAAGTAGTTAGTTTGGGATTGGTATTTATTTCTACTTTAGCATTAGCAGCATGTGGCGATAATCAGGAAAATTCAAGCAACAGTTCATCAAAAAACTCGAAAGAAGAAACAGCAGTTTCAAGCTCAATTATTGAAAGTTCTTCTATATCTGAAGAGTCAGACAGCAATTTTGTTGCAAATGCTTCAGATGCTTCTTTCGACGGCACGATTTTGAAAGGTAATGCATATTCGATAAAAATTACCGATCACAAAGTGCTTCAACCTGGTGAGGCTGGTAATGAGTACGGTGATGGTCCTGTAATTGCATTTTGGTATGATACTATGGTTGCGGAGGATTACGATGAATCTACAAATATAGATCCTACAAGCGCATGGATTATGAACTTCACAGCAATTCAGGACAATGACCCGAATATGGTAAATGAATTGAACATCGCATCATTACCAGATGAACAATATCTTGATACGCAAACAGCAACAATAAAGCCAGGAGGTACTGTTTCAAATGCAGTTGCCTATACGCTTACTGATGCTGAGACTCCCGTTACCTTAAAAGCCGGAAATATATTAGGTTCTGATTTTGGATCAAAAGATTTTGAAATAAAGTAGTTGATGTTCGTTCATTTCTTTCAAAACTCTGATACCTAAAAGGAGGTTTCTTTCTTGGATTGGACAAACAAAGTTTATGAAGAGTTAAGTGAGTTTGAAAAATTTAAGGCTGATAAACTAATTGACCAAGCATTGGATAGCACGAGTGACTATAAAGGGAACCCTCCTACTGAACACGACAGAATAGTTATTCGTGACTATATTAGAGAAAATCTATCAATGCTAAATAGAGTGAAAGAACACAAAAACGATTAGCCTTATGGCTTTTCTTTTTACACTCAAAAGAACGTATGTTCGTTATATTTTTGTCTAAATTCGAATTAATGCGCTATTCGAGCAATTATTTGATCAATTTCGATTGTTTATCCGAAATTAAGTTTATAAAATACGAAAGGAGAACTCCAATGGCTTCTATAAAGAAATACTATTTGAAAAAGGCAAAACAATATAGATATGAAGTTTTCATTTCTAATGGAATCAATCCCGGAACAGGAAAACAAAACAAGATACACAAAAAAGGATTCAAGTCATTTGATGAAGCAAATAGTTACGCCAAAATAATTGAAGGAAAAATAGCATCAGAAGAATATTTCAAAGAAAATCCACAGAACTTAACTATAGAAGAATTTCTTGAAGATTGGGTAACCAATTATAAGCAAGCAGTCAAAGAAGGTACAAGAGTAGTTCACAGAGCCAACATAAGGATGTATATCATTCCCTATATTGGAAAGTATTCTTTAAACAAATATACTCGAGCTGATCATCAAAAATTCATTAATTTACTACTTACAAAGACAGGATTAGGAAGAAGCGGACAAGGACTGTCTATCACTACTGCCAAGAGTGTGAATGCAACTCTCAGCAATGCTTTCAAAAAAGCAATTCAATTAGGATATTTAAAAGATAACCCAACTCAATTCGTTGAATTTCCAAGATTGATTGAGAAAAAAGAATCGATCAGATATTATGATTTGCAGCAAGCTGATAGATTTTTAGAATTTGCGAAAAAAGAATCCGAGGTTTTGTGGTACCCCTTCTTCCTACTAATCTTTGATCAAGGATTGAGGAAATCAGAAGTAATGGGTTTGCAGTGGCAAGATATTGACTTCGGAGGAAATATGATCAGTATTGAAAGAGAACGGTTAGGATCAGTCGAAAAAGGTCTGAACATTAATGCTATCATAACTGACGATCCAAAAACACCAGCTGGCATCAGAAGCATGCCTATGACCAAAAGAAGCAAACAAGCGCTCCTTGCTTTTAGAAATCATATCCTGAGTACTTTTGGTACCTTCCCTTCCACTGAAGATGGCGAACAATTTATCTTCTTACAAACCAGCAAGAGATACAAAGGAAAGATAGTTCGTGATCGATCAGTGAATGGTGCATTTAATCGGATTGCTGAAAAAGCTGATTTGCCGAAAATTAGAGTTCACGATGGCAGGCATACATTTGCAGTCAGGTCACGACAAGCTGGTCTGTCCTTAGAAGATATTAAAGACTTTCTTGGTCACAAAGATATTTCAACAACGCAAATTTATGCCCACATTTCACCAGAAGTCAAAAAGAGGTCTATGGAGCAGTTCGAAAACTACATCGAAAACGAAAGAAAAAAGCACTCGCAATGA